GCTTGCTTAAAAATTAAATTATGGGATACTAGCTCAGTTGGTAGAGCACTTGACTTTTAATCAAGTTGTCGGGGGTTCGAATCCCCCGTGTCTCATTAGATTGGAAAACTCATTGCTTTTAGTGATGAGTTTTTTTGTTGTATTCGTATAACCTTCTCACTTAAATTTAGAGGTCAAGCACACAGAAAGTGAGGTTGTTATTATGAAACAAATCCAAATGAACAAATCTAAAAATTTATCTGTAGAGGACGCTTATGATTTATTTATCAGGAAGTGTCGTGTCAAGAATTTATCTCAAGCATCCATTGTGTCATACGAGAATAAGATTCATCCGTTTGTAGATTACTGTGAAGGTGGTCTTATCAGTGCGGTTACAATCGACACAGTGGATGGATTTACCAATCATCTTAAAACAGAACATAATGTGAATGATGTATCTGTCGTATCTTATTTACGGTCTGTGAGAGCATTTCTATATTATTGCATGGAATGTAACTACATGACCACATTCAAAATTCATCTTCCAAAAGCACAGAAGGACATTAAGGAAACTTACTCGAATGAACAGTTGGAGAAATTATTAGCCAAGCCAGACCTCAATAGTTGCTCTTTTACGGAGTTTAAGACATGGGTATTTGAAAACTATATGCTTGCTACTGGAAATCGTCTCAGTACGGCTCTAAACGTCCATATCAAGGACATTGACTTTGATAACGGAATGATTATGTTGCGTAAGACAAAGAACCGTAGACAGCAGTTAATACCACTCTCAGCGTCTTTATCTGAGATATTGAGAGAGTATCTTGATATTCGTGGTGGAAATCCTGATGATTTTCTTTTCTGTAATAATTATGGTGAGCAAGCCAGTAACAGGACATGGCAGACATTGGTATATCGCTACAACATTAAGCATGGTGTCAATGTCACAAGTATACATTCATTCCGACATACTTTCGCAAAGAACTGGATTCTCTCAGGTGGTGATATTGTAAGATTAAAGACCATCATGGGACACAGTAATATTGCAGTCACGAATGAATACCTTGCTATGTTTGGACAGGATTTGCAGATGGATTTTGAGAAGTTCAATCCATTAGATAACTTGAAGAACAGAAACAGAGAACAAATTAGAATGTAAAGGAGAATATCATAATGAAGAAATGGATTAAGGCAGATAACGGAAGAGTAACACAGGTGATTGAATTTAATAATGGCTCAAAAATGGAACTGCCATTAGATAAGAATGGTAACTTGAAATGGTTTGATGACAGCAAACTAATCAAAAAACCAAGTGATTTTCTAGGGTGACAACAACTCCCAATAAATCCCTACTGTTGTCCAAATATCATGACAACGATAGGGATAAAAGTGGGGTAGTTGTGACACATATTAGTAGTAGATAAGAGTTAATAATAGACAAGTGATACCACTCGTTTTCAACGAGATGTTATTCTTTGGATTTATTATTGTTTTGTTTTGGAAAGGAGAGATACATGAATTATGCGAATGTATTTGGTCGTACTCAGAAACAGTTTGACATGACCATGAACAGAGAAAAAATCACAGTTACAGATTTCTTCAATTCAGATACCAAGTATGATGTATTCTTTCGCAGGAATCAGCGTAGTACCACACCGCAAGGTAAGGTTAGATTTTTCTATGCTCAGAGTACACCTATTCATATTGGAACTATCTTTGTATTGAATGGAGAAAATTATATTGTAACTTCTCAGGACGGAATTGAGAGTGATATATATTTTACATCTATTGCAGTCAGAAGTGATATGACCTATAAAGTTAAGACGGATAAGGGTACTGCCAGTATTCCATTTGTTGTTGTATCTGATAAATGGACTGTTGCTCATGGAACTATTACACAGTTGAATGGTGCAGTTGCGTTGTACACAGGTTATAACAGTGCAGTGGAGAATATAAAGGTGAATGATTCGTTTAGAGGATTTGGCAACTATTATAAGGTTGGAAACACCTTTAAGAATAATAATCTGTTCTATCTGTATTTGGAGCAGACGCAAGCACCGATTGGCAACTATAAGATTGAATATACTGGTGTAACCTCATTTGATATGAAGGAGAGCAATACATATCAGTTGACTTATTCCGTGACCGACAATGGGGATGTTGTAGAGAATCCACATATATCATATAAATCTTCTAATGTTGAGATTGCTACAGTTGATGATAATGGTCTTATGACTATGCTTCAAGAAGGTTCAGTTGATATTGTTGCTTCATGCGGTGGTGCTACCTGTACAACAACTATGGCTATTGCAGATACAACACCGAAAGTCAATTACACAACGAGCATATCAACATCTACAGATACAATTAAGGTTGGTGGCTCTTATAAGACACTTACTTGTCTGTTTACTGATAAGAATGGACAGGATATTACAGAAACAGTCGTTGCTGATATGACAACTGCTGACTTTGTATGGACTTGCTTCATTGATGGAACTGAATATACAAATAATTCTATGGTCGTTTGGTATAAGGGTTCGTCTACTAATAGCAAGAGAATGAAGTTGACTTCTGCTGCAACGAGTTATCTTGCACATACAATCACTATCAAGTGTACGGTCAATGGTGTAACGGCAAGTAAAGATTTGGAGATAAGTGAGTAACCTATAACTTGGCGAAAAAGATTTATCTCTTACTTGATATTTTCATAGAATATGATATAATATCTATATAGAGAACATAAGTTTTGTAAAAAGTTTACAAAAAAGGGTTAAGTTTTTTATAACTTGTGTCGATATATATTATGTAAGGGATAAATCTGATAGCCAAATACACAGAAAGCGAGGAAATAAATGATATTAGATAATGGCTTGAAGATTATGAGCATTGATGCTACCGACTTATTTAGAGTAGAGGTAGAATCAACAAAGAACAAAAAGGGCAAAGAGATTAAGGTTGCAAAAGAAATCGTACCTTCTGGATTATCTTCCTATTACGATTACTATGATGAATCAAAAGATGAAATTCTTCATCTGAGAAATCCCCAGTTATTCAAAATGAAATTAGATAGCAGTATGGCACTGGATGAATTAGGTCGAGTGATTGCAGACAGACGAATGACAAAGACAGCATTTTTCAATGTCAGAAGAAAGTTAGCAACAGACCAAGTAGTATACTTAACATTCAAATATTCTTCATTTAGAAGCACTCTCGAAGATGATAAGGATGATAAGGGTAAGGTCAAGAAGTACAGGGTAGACGGAAAGACAAAAGAAACCATCAGATATATGATATATGATAAGGAAGATTTCTCTTTCAAGATTGACGATATTGAATATGTTAGATGGTGTCGATCAGGAAGTGCTTCAAGACAAGGTAAATGTTTCTTCATCAACAAGGAACTGGTTCACACAATGAACCTGTTTACGGATTGCGGTATCAATCCTAAGAAGAGAAAAATCAATCTTGCATCATTTGAAGCGTACAGAGCATTGTTGTTATCACATAAAACAGCAAACTTAAATATTCGCCCGGAGAACATACTTCTTATCGAAGATGTAAAATCAGTATTCAAAGATAAGGTTATGTATGTGGGACTTAAAGATAAGAAACTCTTCACAGAAGAAAAAGAAATGACGATTGAAAACAAAATATGGGATGGACAATCACTGATTGATAAATCTCTGATGGGTGACTACCAAGACAAAGGAATGTTACTTCTTCGTCACAAATTCTTCAAATCTTGTTGCTTTAACAGCAATATTCAGCAGTGGTTCAAAGATAACCACATCACAGATGTTTCCCAGTTAAACGGAATTACAACAGCAAAGAGAATCGAGGACATCAAATTTATTACTACTCGAAGCAGTATTAAATATTGTAAATTCGGAGATACCGAGAGTTGGTTCTATGATTGGTTGAAACAAATTTCTAAGAAAAATATCCCATTTGGAATAGTAAAATATGAAAAGCCGACCAAATACTTTGGCGGTAAGTTAGTAAGAACACACTATCAGATTTTAAACACCTTACAGATTACAAAGAATAAAATCACAGAATTATTACAACAGACATTAGATTATATCGAACTGCTCAGGAAAGATCCACTTGCAATGTATCACTATTGCGAAGCAACATCAAATGATGAGGACAGCGACTTAATGATGAATGTAAAAACAGATGTAATCTACAGAATGATGAAACTGAATATGTCTTTCAAGGACACAAAACTTTACAAACATCTTGCGAAGAATGTAATTGAGAGTATCAGAGCAGATATTAAGTGTGGCAGGATTCTTGTCAATGGTAACTACTCAACGGTCTTAGGAAACCCAATCGAAATGCTTCAGGAGTCAATCGGAAAGTACGAGTCAGAGACAACAATAGTTGGTAAAGGAAACATCATATCAACAGCGTTCCCACAGAAACAGTTACTTGCTTGCAGAAGCCCACATATCACAATGGGAAATATTTATCTCCCATATAACACTGTGAACCAAATGGTTACAACCTACATCAATATGACAGACAACATTATGGTAATCAATTCGGTGGGTGAGAATGTTTTACAGAGAGCAAATTCAATGGACTTCGACAGTGACCAGATGATGATTGTTGACAACGATATAATGATTGATGCAGCCGTTAAGAATTATAATAAGTTCTTAGTTCCGACAACAGATATTGAACCTGATCCGAAGGAAGAGGAATACACGGCAAAGAATCTTGCAAAGTTGGATTATGAAAGCAGTGAAAATCTTATAGGTCAGATTGTTAATCTTTCACAGGTCTTGAACTCAAAATTGTGGCACGAGATGAATAAAGAAGAACCGAATCAAAGTTATATTGATAGATTGTATAAGGATGTATGTCAGTTATCTATAATGTCAGGTCTTGAAATTGATAAGGCAAAGAAAACATTGATTGTAGATAACAAAACTGAGTTGAAAGAAATCAGAGAACGATACAAAAGTAAAGAAGATGGCAAAATCGGTTATCCAATGTTCTTTAAGGAACTTGGTAAGAAAGGAAATTACGACAGCAAAAAGACATATATCTTTTATAATACAACACTTGATATGATTGGTGATGAGATTGCATACAAGACAATGACAGTTGAGGGTACAGAAAAGGCACTGCATAAGATCCTGAGAAAGCCAGATATTAAATCAAGAGATGTAGACAAAGATAAGATTAAGGCGGTCTTGGAATTATGCAAGCAAAGAGCCAAAGACGATAAGAAATTAGGAGTTGAGAAAACTCAGTTGGGTAAGAGTGAATACAACCGCATGAGAAAGCAGACCATTGAAAACTTCTTGGAAGATTTGGCAGAGATAAAGATGAACCAAGCAACACTCTACACATTGCTTACAAGCAAGGATGCAGAGAAATATGAGGACTATATCTTACAGGGATTATTGGAACTGAAATCATCTACATTGAAGAAACTGGTTAAGACAGATGATACAACACCAACACTTGTAGAAGATGCAGCAGGAGACATTGAGATATACGGAATAAAGCATAAAAAATCGGAAGTGGCATAAAAACCACTTCCTTTTATTTTGCAAAAAAACTGCACGATTATTGCCGAATTAAATTTCGTTCCCCCTTGTAAAATAAGGCATTCCGAGGTCATTACAATGGGTGTAATATGGAGAGAAAAAATTGCGTTTTGGGCATAAAAAACACACCAACAATCCTATGAATACATTGGTGTTCTTGTCATTAAATTTCTTTCCTATGGAAAAGCACAATAAACTTTTACAAATGCTATTATAGCAGGATGGAAAGTCAATGTCAACGATTTTCTAAATTTTTTTATGCAACAAAATTTCTAGTATCTAACATAGTAATCATTTATTTATGGGACGGTGTTCTATCGTCCCTTCCTCCTCCAGTTTACAACGAGAGATTTTTTACTCTCGTTTATTTTATATCAAAAGATTTTTAGTGGGGCAGACCACGAACTAAGTTCAACTTAGGGCGAACCAACTGCAACACAGAAAGGATTAAAAGATGGATATTAAAGAATTGAATTTAACAGATGAGCAGATGGCTCTTGTATCTAAATATGTACAGTCAGAAACAGATAAGGTGCGTACAGATTATAGTGCGAAACTTAAAACTGCCAATGATGAGATTGCAAGATTAAAGCCAGTAGAAAAATCTGATGCAGAGAAAGCATTAGAAGAAAGAATTTCTGCTCTCGAAAGTAGAGAGAAAGACCTTGCTAATAAAGAGAAGTCAATGACGCTTGCAAGCAAATTAAAAGAGAAAGAACTTCCTGAAGGATTAGCAAAGTATCTTAATGTCGGTGAGGATATGGATAAGACCATAGAAGAGGTAGGTGCATTGTTCGGTAACTACTTTCTCAACGGATCAAACAAGCCATCAAATCACCAGACCTCAAAAGGAATCACAAGGGAAGATTTTAAGAAGATGGGATATGCAGAGAGAGCAAAACTTTTTGCAGAGAATCCTACACTTTATCAAGCATTGAATAAATAGGTGGTGATGACCACTTATCAATGGGAAAGGTGGTCTAATGGACGTAAATACAATTCAAACATTGATTACTTCTGTTGGCTTTCCTATTGTCTGTGTACTTGCTTTAGGATGGTTTATCTATAAAGCATTTGAGAAGTTCACAGCACAGTCAGAGAAGCGTGAGGAAAAACTTTACACTGTTCTGGCTAATGCACAGGAAACCAATGAAAGATTATCAAAGACAAACGCTGAGTTTGTGACGGTATTGAATACATATAAATCTGACCTTGAAGAGATTAAGTCAGATGTATCGGAAATTAAAGAAAATATGAAAGGTTAAAATGGTGAAAATTTATGAGTACAATTAACACTAATGTTATTGTGCCTGATGTATATTCTGCTCTCGTAAGAGAAAAGATTACAGGCAAGTGCAAGGTAGCACAGTTCCTTGTAAACTTAGGAGAACTCCACGGCAAAGTCGGTGAGACACTAACTATGCCTAAGTGGGGTTATATCGGAGATGCTAAGGATTGGGACATCAATACTCCTATGGATGTAACACAGATGAAGCAGACATCTACAACTGCTACAATCAAAGCAATCCAGGCACCAGCCGTAAAAGTTGCAGATTATGATTCTGAGGTGGAACTCGGAAATGCTATCAATGAAGCAGCAGAGCAGCAGGCAATCGCAGTGGGTAGAAAATATGATACTGATGCTATTGCAGAGGCATTAAAGTCCCCACTTAAATATAAGTTAGGTGCTAAGAACACTGTTACACAGGACGAGATGATTGCTATTCTCGGACTTTATGGTGACGACAGAGACAGTGCAGATTTTGATGCTATCGTTATCTCATCTCTCTTTGCACCATCTTTCTACAAGATGGATATGTTCACTTCTCGTGAGAGAACAATGACAAAGGATGGTAACGGTATTGCAGTAAACGGAGTGATTGGTGAATTTCTCAACATTCCAGTTGTTTTATCTGACCGTCTCTATGATACAACAAACACAGAGGGATTTATCCTTGTAATGAAGAAGAACGCTATCTCTTACATTCCTAAGGAAAATCCATTCGCTGAAACTGCAAGGGATGCATCTCTCAGACAGACAACTATTTACTTATCTCAGTTTTATGCTATGGCTCTTACTGATGATACAGCAATCGTTGTTGCTAAGACAGTATTACCTACAGGTAAATAAAATACACATAAAAAGATAACCAAAAGAAAGTAAAGTTTCATTGGGAATAATTTGAATAATTATGGGGTGACTTATATGTGTATAGGTCGTCCCATTTTTTGTAGAAAGTGAGGGATAAAATGCTTAGTGGAGAACAGTTAAAATTCCTGAGATATTATAATGGTAAGACACAACAGCAAGTCGCTGATTGGTGCAATGTATCAAGAAGATATATCATTATGGTTGAACAGAATGAAGAAAGATTATCAGAGGAAACATATAATGCTTTTATCAACTGCATCTATGGCATTGGAAAGCCACTGCCAAAAGAACCAAGACCAAATCAGACCAGTAAAAAGAAGAAGTCAGGTGACGACTAATGGGACTGTTCAGTAGAATATTTGGCGGTAAGTCCATTAGGTCTGCTGCAACTTCCGCATCATTTCTTGGTGCTTATCGTGAAGCAGGTGGACAATCCTATGACGGTGGTGGATGGGGATTAGACCGATTCAACAGTATCATAGATGCTCACTCTTCTGTAGACGATATGATTGAAGAGTGGGGACTTGCTGATGAAGGTTGTCGGTATCAGTCATTAGATGGATATTCTAATCCGTACACACAAGCATACCGTGAAGAAAGAGAACGTGCCGAAGAAGAAGTAGAGGTTCTTGCGATGTTCGGAGAAGAAATAGATGTAGAACTTCTCATTGATTGGGACACTGTAGAAGAGAATGCTTATGAGTATGCAGAAGAACTTGCACAGGCATGGCTTGATGGAGATGAATGGATTCCAGAAGAGATTATGGACTGGGCTTGGTACGACTTGTCAGACCATAATTTATAAGGAACAAAATGAATAGAAGGTGCAACAATGACAGGAAAAGAGTTTCGCATATGGCGAAGATACAAAGAAATTTCTCAACAAGTAGTTGCGTCATTTGCGGAATGTAATAAGAGCACAATATGTCGTTGGGAAAAGGAACAAATCAATTTATATCCAGACCTATACAATAAGGTCATGGAATTCTATGAAACTCATAAATAATCTTACGCACAAATCTGTGCGAAAAAATCACAAAGAAACTGGAAAACGATAACCAGTATAAATAAACGCAGTAACCAAAAACAGGTAGAAAGGAAAGGTGAGATAACTTATATGACATTTAGTTATTACACCTTCTTCTTTTATCATGGTGAGTTATCTCACTGTGGTAAACAGAATGAAGGAAGAATATAGACAGAAATTATTAAAAGGAAACGAATGGATTGATGGCACAGATAAATTTGGTCTTACATTAACAGACGACTTAGATTCACTTTTATCATGCGCTATCTTAAAACAGATTAAAGGTTGGAATATTGAAAGTGCATTTATATTTAATGACAATAAGGTGCATGAAAAAGATAAGCAGAAACTTGACTGCTATTATAAAATCGCTGATACAGATAATGAACAGATTGGTGTAGACTTTGCTAAAGCACAGGGAAAATGTTTCGACAATCATCTTACACAGTTTACATATCACGAAGAAATAAATCCACAAGCAATCAATTTAAACAGAGTACAGAACATTTACAGAGAGAAATACTGCAAGAAGTATAATCTGTCAACTGTATTACTTCTATGGTCTTTATATGATTTACCAAAAGAAAAATTAACAGATGAACTAATGATGTTGCTCATAGCAATAGATTCAAGTGATGCTGGCTTTTACACAGATAAGAGATGGGTTGGCATACATGAGTATTGGATAAATGAGGTACTTGATCTGCCGGAATTATTAGAGTTTGAGCGCAGTCATACAAAGGAAGATTTTAACAAATTTAAAAGAGAGCTAGGCTTAGTAAAAGGTCGTAGCAAGATTTGGGTAGAAGATAAAAAGTTATGCACTGATATAGACCTTGAAGCAGTGAATGAAATCTTATGGTGGAACACTGATATAGAGATTAAGCTACCAGAAGTGGACTTCTATCGTAATGGCATATATAAAGACAATATTGTAAACATACAAGGATTTCCAAGTAGTATTAAATCTATTTGTGACAATCCTTTTTCTTATGCCATGACAAGTAAATATGCAGTAGCAGTTTCAGAACAGGTGATGTAATGAATTATTCAAATGAACATAAGACAGAGTGCTATATATTCAGTGGATATGTAGCCAATGAATTGCTGAGACGTGGGTACAGAATAACTCACGTCAAGGCAGACAAGAAGAACAAGCAACGCTCAGTATTCTTATTTAAAGTGGAGAATAATATAGAAAGAGCTATTGACTCTATTACTGAGCAGATGAATTAGCTACCGATTTAGGTAGAGTATTTCCATAATACTCCTTAAATTTTTTGCATAGTTAATATTTTTTAGACTCTTCTCCATTTGGAGTAGAGTCTAATCCTCCCAAAAGAAAGGACACAGAAAGATGAATGAATATTTATATGAAATGACAAAGGACTTAAACAACAGAGAGTTTGAGAAAGTATATAAATCATACAGAAAGGGGAACAAGATTCATGAAAGAGAAAGATACAGTGATAATTTTCACAGCGAAGAAAGCAAGAACTTTATTGAAGATGGGTTATACGCTTGTGGATATTAAGCCAGATAAGATGGATGTAGATCATAAGAGAAGTGTATTCGTTTTCAAGAATGAAGATGGAATTTTGGAGAATATATAAGTGGCTCAAAATTGAATCAAATTTATCTTTATCACTTAAAGGAATAATCGTCTGCCCTGTCGGGCATCCGTTCCTTGAAGTAAGAAAGAGAAGTTTGCAATTTTTCACTTGGAAGATACATATTCATTAACTGTCCACTTGCGTGTCCAGTTTTATCACATCTCAACTTACATTTTGAAACACATTTCTTAATGGAAACCAAGTGAAGAAAACAACACAGGCGTATGCCACTCGTACCTACAACTTTCCAAAATTGTCCACTCAGAACACACATATTAGAGAGAGTAATAGATATGTACTTTCTGACTGGACAAAAATGGAAAATCAAAATGCAACAAGAGTGAGTGCGTCAGCACGAACTAATCAATATGTCAAACAAAACACAAAAAGGAGAATTAAAGAATGAAGACAGTAAAAATTATCAATCCAGTACAGGCAGGATTTTATTTTGAGAATGGATTAAAGCCATTAGATATTTATTTCAGTAGAGGTAAATGGGTTTGGGAGTTTGATAAAGACGAAAGCAATCCATTATTTACTCGTTGGCTGAATAATGAAAACAAAATGAAATATTAACTTGAAGGAGATTATTAAATGAAGGAAATTATATTAAATACAGAGTATACATATTCGCAGATTTGCGAAGTGATTGGTTGGAAAGTGACTACAGGAAATTCTAAGAAAGCACAAATCAAAGAGATAGAATCTTCATTTGAATTTTATCATCCTATGAATAAGAAAACTCATAAGGAGAAAAAGTCATATATCTTTACAAAGCAGTTGAAAGATTTGGTTGAGCCATCAGTTCAGAATAATGGTGGTAGTAATAATAATAAGAATATTACACCTATGATGGATTATCTTCTTCGTATAGCAAGCGAAAAAGAATTTAATGTTGGTACTGATATGACATTAACTCATTGGTTCTGTGGCAGTGCAGGTCTTGATTTAATGGATAGGGATATATATGTTGAACAGTTTGGCTCAGATGAAGAGTTAGCACCATTTTGTGCTGAGTATCATATCTCCAAGCCGAGATTATTTCGGGAGTACATGGGAATTATTAGAAAGCATACAAAGGATATATTCTTAAAAGCTTTAGAGGTCATGGCTAAGAAACATTTAGTCGAGTACATAGATGGTTATGAGTTTTATTACAAGATGAATAAACGTGGTCGCATGGGAAATATATTCACAGATGAGTTGAATGATACAGTGCATGGTCTTGAAGAGAAGTATTGTAATGAACTCAATGATGTTTACAATCTCAGTCAGAAGATGGCAGGTAGACGATTACTTATGTGTATAAATAGAAAGCCAGAGATTAAGGATGAGTTTGATGATTTTATGAATAATGATTTGAATGTTGTTCCTGTGTGGGATATTCTCAACGTGCGTATTGATGAAGAATATAAATATAGTTGTCATGTAGATGATGAACATAGTATTCAATCATATTATCGTGCAATCGAAATTGATATGATAGAAGATACAATCAATCAGGACTGTGATAAAGATGGTCTTGCAACAGCCGTTACAAATGTTATTCGCAGAGTGAGTCGCCGGGAATTACTCAATAAGAAGTGGAAAGATAAATATGGAAATGTTCATACGACTTATGACTCTTGGGAAGATGCTACTGATATAGTGGCTATTGAGAAATTATTATTCACACATTTTGACGAGGACTTTGATGATGGAACATCACTTGATTTAGCGGTGCTTGATAATGAATTAAAAGATTTTTTATTGGATGACGTTTCCCGAAATGGAAACACTGATGGATTAACGGAAGAAGAAAACAGATTATTTGATAGGGTGTCTATTGCATAGGCATCCTTTTTTATTGCACTCCAATTGGAGTGCAGTTTTAGAAAGTGAGGAACATAAAATGAAAACATTTGAAGAATTAACTTATTTCGTGGACACAAAGGATTATATGAAAGCATACAACAAGGTTGCAGAATCTATTGATAATGCTGAGTTGGATAAAGCAAAGAATTATTTATCTCTCTTGAAATTAAGAGAGCAGGAATTGATTAAAAGTATGAGTTATGAACTCAGAACTGAACGTGAAATGATTGCAAGTGGGATTGGATTAAAGGAAGGTGAATACTAATGACTAAGGAAAAGACAATTATGCAAGCATTAACAGAGGTTGTTCCTAACTATCTTGCGTCATATCTTTGTTGGTATTACTCTGATCCGAATAAAAGAATCAGTTGGGATGAACTTTGTAAATCTGATGCTAACTTTAGAAGTAAAAGCGGTGAGAATAAAACAGAAGATTTTGCGGAGCAGAACTGGCTCATTAGAGATGATGTTCAGAAAGCAATGATTATCTATTTGCAGTATATGAAGAGATACAACTTTATGAAGCGTTATCAGGAGATGAATAAGAAAGCATTAAGCGGTGACGTGAACAGTGCAAAGTATGTTGATGAGATGGATAAGATTCTGGACAAGATGAGTGTAGACAAGAATACAGAGAGTGAGATTGACAGATTGCTAGAGGGGGTGACAATCAATGGAAATTAGTTTAGCCAATGCCAAGAAGTTAAACTGGCTGTGGCAGGATGAACATGAGATTGAATGGATTGAAACCTTTGTTAAGATTATTGATAAATCTGGTAAAACAGTTCCGTTCAAATTAACACCTGAGCAGAAAGCATTTATTAACGGATTGGCTCATAAGAATGTGATTTCAAAAAGCAGACAATTGGGTTTGAGTGTATGTTGTGCTGGCATTTCCATCAGAAGATGTGTGTGCCATCCCAATACAACCTGTGTACTTATATCGCACTCTCAGGAGAGTACCAATAAAGTATTCGGTAAGTTGAAGCAAATGTTCTATTCTCTTCCTGATTGTATAAGACCAGAACTGTTGACCAATAACAGACAGGAATTATCTTTTGTGAATGGTAGCAGAATATCATGTCAGACAGCAGGGAACAAAGATTTGTGCCGTGGCGACACGATTAACGGAGTTTTGCATATGTCTGAGTATGCAATGTGGAAGAATCAGGAAGGACAGATGCAGTCACTTATGCAAGCAGTAACCGAATCTGCGACCTGCATAATTGAAAGTACGACAAAGGGCTTCAACTCCTTCACAAGTACATATATGCAAGCAAGGAATGGTGAGAATGATTTCAAGCCATTCTTTTTTAATTGGATAAATGGACGCACATTATTTGAACCTCAGTACAAGTTGGCGGTCAAGTCGTGGAAAGCGAGACACAACGGTAAGATGCTCACAGAAGATGAGTATGATGAGGAAGAAAAATCTCTTGCCAAGTTGGGTATGACACCTGAACAGGCGGTATGGAGAAGAGGGAAAATATCTGAATCATCATTAGATGCTTTCCATGAAGAATTTCCAAGCACATTTGAAGAGAGTTGCATTGTGAGCGGTTCATCTGTATTTGATAACAATAAGGTTATCAGATTACAGCAAGCAATAGTGCAGCAGAACATCAAGCCATTATCACTTGATAAGATAGTTGAGATTCCCCAAGTGTTACGACCTCATGTATCTAATCGCAATCTGAAGGTGTGGCAGATTCCAAAAAAGGGAATACGCTATGTCCTCGGCTGTGATGTTGCTGAAGGTCTTGGCGGTAAGAGAGATAGTTCTACCATTTATGTATCGGATAAGGATGGTGTACAGGTTGCGGAGTTCAAGTCCAATAAGGTAAAGCCATACGAATTTGCGGATATAATTGATGCAATGGGTAGATGGTACAATAAAGGATTGCTCGTGGTGGAGAAAGCATCAGGCGGTCACAGTTGTATTGAGAGATTAAGATACGACAAGAAATATATGAATATGTACAAATATAAGTGCTATGACGAGTTCAAGAGAACCATTTGGAAGGTTGGATTTGATACCAACAACAAGACCAAGAGTATTGCGGTCAATGATATGCGTGAGTGGTTCGATAAGGGACTGATTGATATACAGAGCAATGATTTACTGGAAGAGATGAAAACATTCGTTGCAGAGGATAACGGAGCATTTAATGCCGTTGTGGGTTCACATGACGACCTTGTGAGTGCTTGTTGGTTATGTATTGCAGGAATGAAATCTGCTTTCTGGTATCCGTTTTAGAAAGGAGAGACAATGGACAGATTAGATTATTATATTGAGAAACAATATGGCAATGATCCTAAGTGGTTTGAAGAGGAAATCATTCAGGGCAGCCATGCACAGAGAATAAGTAATGTTATTGCCAATAGAGATTATTTAAGTGGCAGACATAAGGTTTTATTGCGTCAGGACAGCCAGTATAAGGGCAAGACATTAGTTGTTAATAAAACAGTGATTAACTATGCTAAGACCGTTATTAAGTTCCATAATACGTTTTTATTAGGACATCCGACTGCTTTATCCTGCAATGATGAACATACACTGAATACATTTAATGACATCTATAAGTTAGGACAGTATGCTACTGTTGACTATGAGATTATAGACCGTGTAAATAAGTTTGGTGACGCATATGAAGCAATCTATGTGGACAATGGAACGATTAAGAGTAAGGTGCTTGATAATGCTTGTAGTTATCCTGTATATGACGATATGGGTGAGTATATTGCCTTTATAGAGCATTGGACAGACGCATATACGGCTATTTCATTCTGGAATGTATATTATCCTACCTATGTTGAACATTGGGATAATGAGGGTGGAGAAATGCGTTTAACATCAACAGATAACAGTGTTGGTCTACCTATCCATTATCATAATTTCAATGATGAGGATTATAACTTCGGTGTGGCGTTACTGAATGATATTAAGCCGATTATGGACGCATTAGAAGATGTTATGGCTAAGATGAGTGACAGTATCTATGTGAATGTAATGAATCCTATGCCTGTGGCTATTGGACAGCGTATAGAGAGTTCTATTCCTGCGGATGCAGTTGGTTATGTAATGAACCTTGATGTGGGAGATTTCAAGTATGCTAATTGCTCATTGGATTATAACTCAATCAAGTTGTATCTGGATAATATGAAGCAGTTCCTTAATGATGTGGCTTGTATGCCATCTGTATTAGGTTCTAGCACTAATATTGCGAATATCTCAGAAGTTAGTATGCAAATCTTACTGATGATGGCAAGTGTGTATGCTGATGAGAATAAGAAATGGCTCAATATTGGATTCCAGAAACGATTTGAGATGTTCAAAAAGATACTTGGTATGCAGGGAATTAAGGTGGATAGTGATGTAGAAGTCATTTACAATGTGGCTATGCCTGTTGCATCTACTGAAATGATTGCTAATCTGAAAGCACTTCAAGAGATGGGAGCAATTAGTAAGGAAACAATTATGGAAAAGACCGAATATGTCAGTGATGTAGAGGTTGAAAAGAAGCGTTTGAGTGGTGAAAATGTTTCACAAGATGTTTCACAGAAGATTGATAATCCTAGTAAAGAAGTAGAGATTAAATAAATGTTTCACGGAATGTTTCACGAGTGAAGTTAAATTAGCGTCTATATGTGGTATTTCAACATAAATATGCACACTATATATAGACGCATTTTGCTTTACAGACCACTAGGTTTAGTGGCTAAACGCATCAAAACTGGACAAATTGACAAATCCAACAATAAATTCGGTCTGATTTGCGATATGACACTGTACTGTGCTAAAGTAATCTGAATTGTAGATACATCAGACATAATTCCATATCCATCAGGCAGAAAAGAGTGGATAATAGTGTAGTATTGTACACTGTTCCAAACTGGTGCTACGGTATTTCCACATTTTTCCGTAGGATTAGGGGTATCAGATGGGGATATAATCAGAAGAAATCTCGATTTCCTTGGCTTACATTCACTTGACTATCAATCAAGTGAGCGTATTTGGGGTAAAATGAGTCGATTTTGGGGTTATATATGACCAGATGTGGGGTGATAGAGCCGATAATGTGGCTGTACCAATCCATTGTGCAATATGTACAAAGGGGTGAATGAATGTTTGTTGTGCAATACGGAGAAAATACGGTGCTATTTTTGTGCAAAGTGACGGAATGATTCAGAGCAAATTTATTTAAAGATTTGTGAATTTTTGAAAAAACTTCAAAATAATTCGGCTTATTGTCAGACAATTAAAATGTTAAATTTTTGTGAATTTTTTGCGTTACCCCTTGACTTTAAAAAATTTTTTCCTTAATCAGAAAAATCCCCACAGAGCAATTTTTAGTTTCCGAATTATTCGGAATCTAAAATTCCGAGCCGAAACTTTCGGGTGGGGTACATCCAGAACCTCACCTTATGCAAGGTTTAATCAGACCTGACAAGGCGATTTGCCGACTCAGATATGCACACAATGCACTTCCAAAATCATGTAGTTAATTCTAATCATATATGGTATAATCTAAAAAGGTGATGTATATGAAATATTGTTCAAAATGCGGAAGAGAATTATTTGATAGAGACATAGAATGTGATAAGTGTAAATCTGTCAATTTTATTTCCGAAAAAGAATGTAAAGAGATTATTGAAAAAATAAATAATGCCAATATGATTTCTAAAAAGAAATTATTAAAAGATCCTATTTATAAAATGGTGTATGATTCCATTATAAACAAACCTAAAGATTATTTTAATGCATGTATTGCAAACAGTAATAATGACTCAAACGAAGAGTATTTTGATAGAATAAAGAAACATACAATCAATAATAAGCAAGAAAATATTCCAAAATGTCCTACTTGTGGTGCTACAAACATTCAAAAAATCTCCACCACAAGGAGATTGGTAACTACAGGTCTATTTGGATTGGCAAGCAGTGATATTGGAAAAACTATGCTTTGTAAAAACTGTGGCTACAAGTGGTAGGAGGATTCCTT